CCCCCCTTATTTATATGACTTTGCGGGTCATCTGGTACACAATTTGGTACAGATCGACAGCATTCAGGCGTCGAGCGGCGTGAAGGCAGAGGGGGGATTTTTCCAGCGGCCCATATCGTTATACCCCCTCGCATTTTTTTAACAAAACCAAAAGTGTCGTCACCACTTATAAGGATACCTACTTACAGCTTTCCTTACAGTTCTCCTTCAGCCGACTATAGATTTCTCCCCGCGTCATACCGATATCTCTCAGTTCCCTGTCGGTCATCTTGCACAATATCTCGGCGGTCTTGCTCATCCCATAATGGCAACTGACACACTCAATGACACTATAAGCCTTACTGAGCATTCCTCTTAGGTTACTTAAAGTTAACATAAGGTATCTCATAGTTTTACTATAAGTTAGTGCTGCCTCGTCCATCTTTTATCTTTCAAATTAAGTTATCTTTAAGTCATCTATAGAGGGAAGACCTCTTCCCCTCCCCCTATAGTGCAACCTAAAAGATTATTCTTAAAATGAACTGGTACAGGTTCCTCTATAGTTTACCATTTATTATGTATCTTAGTATCTTGTGTTCCTGTGAGTACTGCGAACCCTAGACCTGCCATGTCTTTCATTCGACTTACTTCATCCATCAGAACTTCTTCTCTTCTGCTTTGTATTTTGTGTTCTGCATCTTGTGCCATAGCATCTACCCAGTATTGGACTGCCATAGCTAGAGCATCTAACCTGTCATCGTTTGTCAGTGCGCCTCTATCGTTTGTGATGCGGGTCATCTGATACATAAGCTGATACCTGAGTGCCTGTTCTGGTGGCAGGTTCTGACAGCTATCATAGTCCTGCTGTATAACCTTCTTGTCCACCACTAGCCTGTGTTGGTTCATCACAGGTTCTAGTACATCGATGATGCGCTTCTCTTTTTGTGTGTTGTGTCTGACTTCACTCATAGTCACTGGGTGTATCTTACCCAACACTGGCAGCATAAGCTGATTGAACATCCCATCACCAAAGTTACTCTCAACGATTATTTCGTTGACCTCTTCTTCCTTGGCGATGACTGCTAGTTTCTGCAGTGCCTCTTCAGTGTATCCACCAGCTACACCTCCACACCTGCGTACATACAGATACCCATTGAGCATCTTGACTACTGCATAGCCTGTCTCATCCTTACCGCGACCTGACGGGTCAATAGACATTACAGAGCCTGAATATTCTACAAAGCTGTCAGGTAGGAACATTGGTTTGTGGTAGTGGTCACCATTGAATGCCACATTGGGTAGTTCCTGTATTATGTGTTGGTCATCAGATGCCCATAAGACCTTCTCTGGGCCTTCGTGGATGGGTATGTCCATCACCACTAGGTCACCTACCTTGAGAGGGTATCTCTCGGCATCAGAGAGCCTCGTATCGAGCATGAACTGCAGTGAGAAACCTGACCTACCATAGGATGCTTCTCGTTCCATTAGGTCGAAGTCAGAGAACCTGTCAGGGTCTGTAGATACCCCTAGTAAATCCTTGTCGTTTTCCAGCCTACTTACAATCAGTGGGGCAATCTTATCGCCATATCCGATTATCTGGTCCTCTGATGGATACCTAGCAGGCCAGATGCGTAACTCATAGCCACGATCTGGTAGTTTGTTGTATAGGCTTTCTTGGTTTTGTGGTGTCCCAAGATAGATGATACGCCCATCTGGTTTCAGGATAGCATCAAACTCCTTTACAGCCTCGGACAGCTTGTCTCTCATGCCTTGGGTTGCACTATTGTTAGGGACTTCTATGTCATCAGCAATCAATACGTCAGCCCTTGACCCAGCAAGCTGCCCTGTCACACCTACAGATTTCACTGAGGGTGCGTGAGAGGCCGCTGCTGGTCCTACATCAAAGGATATCCTAGATTGTCTCTGGTCCTCTGTAGGTATCAGGTGGGCCAGTACAGGTATCTCTTTGAGTAGGCGTAGGGTGAACGTAGTGAAGTCATCAGATCGTGTTTTAGATGCTGATACCACTAGGATGTTTAGTTGTGGGTTCATGTACAGCAGCCACACCACATAGGCTGAAGTAATCCATGACTTCCCTACGCCCCTGAATGCCTCAATGATGCTACGCTTGGGGCCATGCTGCACGTATTTCGCAATGTCATACTGTACATCTGTAGGTTTCGGAAGGTTAAGGTGGTCCCACACAACAAACAGGAACTTCCTGAAGTCTGTCAGTGGGTCTTTCTCTATAGGTACGCCAAGAGAGGTTGTTTTGTTAAACATCTAGTGGCGCATCTCATTTATATCTGTGTCATCATCATTGAAGTCTGGCAGTGTCTTTACGAGGTCTGCCAGTGGCGAGTTCTCTACGGCTATGCCTTCGATATGGTTGTCTTTAAGAAACTGTCGGGCAACATTAAGGTCACCAGCTTTGACATCGGGGTCTTTCATCCTGTCAATCAAAGTTTCTGCCAGCATCTTGTGCAGACTTTCCATTGCATCTTTTGTTGCGGTACTCATTTAGCTATGCCTTTCATTTTTTCAAAGCTGCGTAGTCCAGCCATGCCAAGCATTGCGAATACCAGTTCGAATAGTTTGTCTGTAGGGAACACTGGGAGAAGGCTTGTAGGGTGTCCTAGAAGCACAGCTATGTATTGGGCTAGGGGGTTACCCATGAAGGCCCAGAAGACGCCTAGAGCGCACACCCAGCCTATCGCAGGACGCCATCCAGCTACAAACACCGATCTGTGTGCTGCTTCTACTTTGTTGGTTTCTGCTTGTGCTAGATTTACTTCATTGGCTGCTTTAATTAGTTCCAGTTCGATGACTTGTTTGGCCTTCTCAGCCGCATCTTTATCTGGAATAACTTTATCGACCACTCCCATTACTTGTGGGAGTAGTGCCGTTATCAGGTTCATCATGTTTGTTAGTTCCTACTATAAGATAATCAGCAGAACAGTAGCCACTATTGCCAACACTAAGATGCCTATCAGGACACTGGAGCCTACCACTGCCATATCGCCAACCAGTTCTGCTTTCTCTTCAGCCTCTCTGCGCTTTGCTGCAGCACGGGCTTTCTGTTCAAGTTGAGCATCTCGCTGCAACTTTAAGATGTCTTGCCAAGCATAATATCCAAATCGGCCTATGATTAATGCCTTAACATCGGCTATATGCTCGGCAGCAAGTTGTTGATTTATAACAATTTCTGTTATTGATTGGCCTTCTTTACGTGCCTTACGTTCCTCAATTTTAAGCTGTTTACTGCCTTCAAAAAGATCGTCTATCTGACCTGCTAGGCTAGAAATATCTTTAGCAGTACCAACAGTTTTTTTAAGAAACTCAACAGATTTAGTAATCAGGGCAATCCCTGTTAGCACCTCTGCCACTACCATAATATATTCCTGCTGTTATTTTTTATTTGTGGCTATTACTTCCACTGCGCCTCTAATTGCTTTTATGTTTTCATCGATACGCGCCAAGCTAATTGCTTGGTCTTGCACTGCATCCTCTAAAGAAGAGACACGCAATTGCATCTGTCCGATATCTTTTCGGTTCTCTTGGATGTCTGACATCATCATTGAGACTGTCCAGACTATCGCTGCGCCTTGTACTACGAGACCAAATATGAGTGGTGCGTGAGTTAGTTTTTGATCCATTTAGTACACCTTAAATTCTTCTAATTTAATATACTTAGGGACACAGTAAGCTGTCCCAAAGTGCTTTGAGTTATCTGAGAGACCATACCTGCGTACAGTCTCTCTCGCGTAATAATTACACGTTTCGATCTTATAGAAATACATGGGGGGTTCTATTAGGTTTCCCCCCACGTATAGCATGAGGGCAAACACATGTGTCATGTTGTTAGCTTGGTGGCGTAGGAAAGGTCACGTCAGGAAAACCCTCTGCCGCTGGTAAGTCTCTGAGTGCCTGACGGTACGTGCGCCAATCGTCAGTAATGCGGTCAGCCAAAGCCATGTGGTCAGACGCCGCTAAGATTTCGTCACGTTCTGCGCGAACTTTAGCCAAATTGATTGCCGTCATATCAATCTGTGTTTCTTGGAAATCAGGCCAGTTTGACATGTCTTCTGCATCATCAAACACTGCGCCATCGCCTGTCGT